CTTCTCGAAACTTTCATTTAAGCGGTCAGCTATGGTCGGCGCTCCAGCATCCTCAGCGCCCAAACCAGTCGCCGCGTTTTGAATTCCAGCTATCGACTCAGCCGCTTTGCGGTTGGCGACGATGAATGCCTCCATACTGGTAGATAGTTCTAAGCCTGGGTTGCTCGCCTTCAGAGTTTCCAACTCTTGAGACAGAACGGCGATATCTTGAGGCAGGTTCCCCATGATCTGCGAGGCGCTTTCGGATATGAGAGGCATCCCAAGAAATGCGGCGATCTTGTTGTATATGTCGATAAAAGCCTGCAATGGCGGGATCAGCTTGCCGCCGATAGCGTTTGCCATCTCCATAACAGACAGTTGCGCCGTCTTAAATGCTATCTCGACGCCATGCATAATGTTGCGAACAACGCCAAAGGCTTTGACTATCGCTCCGGCAACTCTTTGCCCGATATTACCGAACCCAGCAGAGTCCAAGGCAGCCTGCCGAAAGGCGTCAGCAACGAAGGTTATGATAGGCGAGAACGCCACACCAAGCTGGTTGGTCAAACCCTCAAAGACGCCCTTCAATCGCGTTATCGCGTCGTTTGCAGCTTCCATCTGCGCGGTGTCTGTACGGGATAGCGTTAGACCGAGATGCTCGGCCTCTGATGTCATAGCCTTGAGAGCTTCAGCCCCACCCCCCAGAGTGTTGACTAGGGCCACACCCTCAGAGTCAAACAGCTTCATGGCTAGACGCACTTTATCTGACTGGCTTTCCACTCCAGACATAGCGTCGGCTACCACGTTCATCTGTTCATCGAGGGGGAGGCGAACAATAGACTCTGCGTCGATGCCAAGCTCACGCAGTGCGCCCTTAGCCTCTCCAGTTCCTTTAGCGGCCTCCGCAGCGCGTCTAGTGAAGCGTTGCATTGCCATGTCCATGGTGCCCGTAGAGACGCCTGTAAGCTCTGCTGCGTGACGTAAACCAGCCAAAGCCTCAGTGGTTACGCCTAACTTGTCAGCCGTCTTTGCCAACTCATCGCCAGCATTGATAGATGACTGAATCAAAGCACCGAAACCGCCAGCACCGACAGCGCCGACAATTGCGGTCTTCATGTTCAAGACCGACCCAGCAAGTGATCTCAACCCTTTGGCAGCAGATCCAAAACCTTTCTTGGTCTTGTCTAGCGCCCTGATCGTGATGTTGACTTGCTGGTTAGCCATCTTCTTGCCTCTCACTCATTATCTTGAAGTACGCCACCCATTCATTGAACTCAGAGAGAGGCATCTGCTCGGCTTCGCCGATTGTCATATGTAGCCGATCCGCCAAGGCTATGAGGTTCAACCTCAACGAATCGGCAATCAGTTTTTTTCGTGATCCTCTATGGATTCGATTTCTGAGAACATCTGTTCGGCGATACTGGAAATAACGCCTGTCTCCTCGCCCATCAAGTCAGTCTTGTCCTCGGCAGCAGTGAATAACCTATTGCCTTCTTCGTCGCTGGCCTTCATAACGATGAGGTCGATCATTGCCGCCATCGTCGTGTTTTCCATGAACTTAGGGTGCTTCTTTTGCAGCTGGTTGATGTCGTAGCAAGTTATCGGGAAGCAATACATGGCAAAGGGCTGTCCATCTGGATCAGCCCATGCCGCAACCTCGATCTTTCGAGCATTCACTTGTCTTCTATTTCGTAAATCTTTAGCTAAACCCATTTTGGGATTCCTTTATGCCGTGGCTTCAGTGACCGCTCCAGAGACTTGTAGCTCAAAGCTGCCTTCAACCATACCATCAAAGGATGCTGTGATTTCCTTGCTGGTTAATACGCCACCGCCGCTGTAATACTTCTCGCCAGTGCCGGTTCCTGTTGGGTAAAGTTCCCAATCAAGCGCAGCGCCTGAGTCCATTACTAGCTGGACTGCGTCAGCATCGTCCCAGTAAACGTCCATTGATAGAGTCGCAGAAGTCAAAGAAGAAACGTAGGTGCGAGCGGTGTCGCCCATAACCGAGTCCTCGATGGTGTCTGCTGATTCTGAGAGCGTGAAGCTACGGACTTCACCCATAGCAGCGACACTGCCGCCACTTACCGCCAATTTGACTACGCCGCTTGAGCCTTTAGTCGTTGCCATGATTAAACCCCTTTAGGTTGTTCCACGAGTGTACTGGTACTCAATGCGTACCGTTAAAATCACCCCACCGATGGGGGTAATGCTGCCGTCGTCGGTTTCTACGCTGACAATCTGTGTGTCGATTGCATAGCCACCACGCGATCTGTCTTCGTCCAGCTTTTCTTCTATAGCCTCGACGATGTTATTCCTTGCTTGATCCAAGCCTGTCCCCTTCACATAGCAGACAAGTTGGTAATCAATCGTGCCGAACCGCTGGGTCATGCTCCCGCCCACGGTTCCATCTTCCCTGTTTTCGTTTGTGGTTCTGACTAGCACCGCCGGATATTGCGCGTTGCTTAACTTGTCAAAATCAAACGGCTCGCGGGTCACGAACTTGATAGCCACGGGATTTGTCACCGCTTGTAACGCCGTGACCAAATTACCCGCAATATTCTCTCTCACGCTCATCGGTTGAACTCCTTGCGGAAGAATCTACCTAGACGCTCCTCTTCTTTATCGTTGAAACCGAAGAAAGGACGGGTTTGGTTATTAAACGCGGCCTTCTTAGATGCTTCTTGATTCGAGAAGTAGATACGCGCTGTCCTTCGATTCAATTGCTCAACCTGCATAGACCCAAGCATCTGTCCTGTTGCGAACAGATCCACAGGGTCATCTGGGTAACCCTTTTTCTGTAGGAATTTGATATACCCGTCAGAATAACCTTTAAGGGGGCCATTGAAGCCCTCTCCGGCCTTTGTCCTGCGCAGGATGATCTGCTTGCCCAATGAAGCTGTGCGCCCTATAGCGCGATTAACGCCCTTCTGGACGTTGTTCTTCTCTTCCTTGAGTATCTGGTTGATATTCTTTGGAAGCTCAACTTCTACGGGCAGTCCCTGCGTCATCGTGTGAGTCGCCCATAAGCGACAATGCCCTTCTCATCATCTTCAATGGTGCCGCTGTTGTCGTCGTCATACTCAACACCGTCAGCAAACACTGCCACCAGTTCTTCTTGGTAGCGCTGCTGATAGAAGTTAATCATGTTGAGAAAGCGGTCATCTTGAACCCAGTTGGTTAGCTGGGGGAGGGCGAACTTCCATAACACCAGGTAGGCATTGCATCGAGTCCACTGGGAATCTGTCAGATAAGCGGGGTTCATTTCCCCTGGGATCTGCTTCTTGTACCACCACTCGTTTCGGATAGTACGGGTTAAATCTGTTTGCGCTTTCGCGTGTTCAGTCGCAAAGGATGTGATGCCGAAGTCCAAGATGTCAGGGACAAGGGCTACCAGATCGGAGTCTTGAGAAAATGCCATTACCACTTCACCTTGTCAGCCCAGTATGCGGCTGATGCTGTTTTGTCTTTGCGCCCTGCTGCTATCTGTTTGGCGAACCTAGCCTTAAACGATCTACGCTTGGCTTTGTCTGCCTCACTCTCACCCTTTCGAGGGGGCTTGTTCTCTGCACCTTGTAGCCCAAAGCGAATCAGACGAACCTTGTCGCCTTCCTTTGCCAATACTGCGTGGCTTTTCTCTGGGTGCTTAGGTGTGCGCTTGGGTTTGTTGTAACCCTCGAACCGCTCGCCTCGGTAAGTTATAGCCAATAGAACCTCCAAAAAAGGGACGGCCCCACCCCAAAGGAGAGATAGGGGCAGGGCCATCCAAACGCTCTAGATGCTAGCGTCGAACAACATCTCGCAGCCGTAGGTGTCGTCAAGCTCGCCCACACCGTAGATGGCGGTGGCGTTAAGCTCGAAGGCCCGTAGGGATGCGTCTCGTTGTGCTTCGATCTGGAAGTCACGCTTCATAGCGATAGCCAAAGCTTCGCGTGAGAAGACAGCGCCTTTCGCGTCACCAGAACCGTCTACAGTCACATTAGATGACTCGTAGATGTCGATTCCAGCGATGGTTCCAACGTAAGCGTTAACCATAGCCGTGTTCTGCGCGTCACCACCATTGGGGTTAGCGAAGGTATTGGTTAGGTTGGCTTTCAGTTGGTACGCTTGGAAAGGGTTAACAACCGCGAAGATGTCGCCTTGTGCCTTGTTGTTACGCAAGGTAGCAGCAGCCTTGAACAGATCAGCAACAGTGATCTCTTGAGCGGCAGCGCCGAAGGACGTGCTGAACCCATCGAACAAAGCGATCAGGTCTGCGTCCATCTTGGTAGCGATAGCGTTACCCAGTACCGTACCCAACTCTTCAGCAGGGTTGCCAGCACCCATGGCAGCTAGATCAGTCAATACTACCTGTGCGCCAACTTCACCAACGGTGATGTCAACAGAGGAAGTAGAAACAGTCGTGCTGGTCAGGTCGGTGCCTTCGGTTAGGTCAGCGGCAGTGATTGCGGGGTACTTTGGCACCTGAATCGTCTTGCCGGCTTCGTCGCCGATGTTGTACTGCGTCACCAATCCCATCATCAGGGATTCTTCTTCAGCGGTGAATCGTGCCTGAGCGATGATGTTCGCAAACAGGTCGTCAAGGGTTGTGCTTGTTGTAGCAGCCATAAGAGTAGTCCTATATCAAAAGTGGTTTATTTGGCTTTCTTCTTTAACGCGGCAAAGGCTTCTCGCCCTCCGTCGTTCCAGTTTTCTACCATGTCAGCCACAGATATAGGCTTCTGCGTGGAGCCACCAGCCATTCCCTGAGTGCCAGCACCACCTTGGGAGGCTCTGACAAAATGCGGGTTAGCCGTAAGAAAGTCACCCACCAACTCATCAACTGAGAGGGGGTCGGCTTTGTCGTTGTATCTGACTGCGCCGTTATCGTCTAAGACTTCAACCGAACCATCGTCGGAGAGTTTTACACGATTCCGCAGTAACTGCGATACCTGTTGAGAGTCTACAGCGTTGTGCTTGCTGGCTGCTGTCAGTAACGCACCATCTATCTTGGTGGTTTCTAACGCGGCTCGCATAGCGGCAAGCTCCAGATCCTTCTTTTCGACAGTCTGCTTCAGTACCTGCTCGAACTCGCCTTTTTCCTTTTGGCGTTCAATCTGCGCCTGTTCACGCTCAAGCATGAGTTGGCGAGCTTCCTCGATGTCGATACCTTCCAGCTTCTTGTCTAGCTTACGCCTCTCCCTCTGGATTCGATCAGCAACAATGCGATCAAGCTCCTCTTGGGTAAACGTCTTGCTTTCCTGAACTTCCATATCCTGCACTGGTTCAGTTTCAGTGCTTTCAACCATGACTTCTTCGCTCATGTACGAACCTCTTTCGAGTGGGGGCATTATACCAGCATCACAGGGATGTCAATAGCTGGCGGTTTACTTTTTAG